TCATCTGCTACCTGATTAACTACAGGCTCAGATGTCTGAATAGGCTGTGAGTTATCTGAACTCCCGCCATTTTTACCAATTAAAATACCAGCAAGTGTGCCAGTAATAAATGTTGCTACAGATGATAAAACATTAAAGAACATTTTATCGTTCTCTGATTGTTCACCTATTGGCTGTGTTACAAAAACAAGGGCATATAGAATTCCCATTGTTGTAAACAACAGAATTGTTCCTAGTGTCATACCAAGAAAAAATTTTAGTCTTGCATCTAATTCATCTGATGTATATCTTTTTTTACTCATTTACGCTACCCTCCGTAGGATCAAAACCAAGTATGTCTTTAGTGCATAATCCATCTGCCAAGCATATTGGTGGATTACACTCTTTATTATACCAGTTTTCAGGGTCGTGGCAATCATAGCGATATCTATTCTCCAGTACCCCGCAAGAGGTCAATAACAAAGAAAGCATAGATGCTGATAGTAGGGCTGCTATTTTTTTCATATCAGTAACTATCCTAATCTTCTTTGTCTTCACGCAATGGTATTGTTATAAGCCAGATAGCAGTGGCAATTAATGTTGCCATTCCAACTACCTGCTGGGCTGTTCCTGTAAGCGTAAGCCATGCAATAAAGAATCCAAGCAGTGTCCAAACCTGAGCAATACTTTCTTTAACTGCTTTCCAAAACCATGAAATAAAGCCTTTAACAATCTTTGTAAAAATTTTAAACATTTTTTTAATAATCGGAAAAGACTTTGTAATGTATGCTTTTGGTTTTTCCATATTTATTTTTGGCATTTTAATGCTTGGGATAGATATTTTTGGCATCTTAAACTTTGGTATTTTAATGCTTGGTATTTTTATTTTAGGAATTACAACTTTAGGCATCTTTATCTTGCCTAAAATCATCTTAACTATTTCTTTAACTTTATTCATAACCATCCTATTATAACCTCCTTATTGACATAACAGAACTAACAATGTTTGATACTATAATTACTGGGATTATGACTTCTTGAGCCTTTTCTCTTTGGTCGTCAGTCATATCCTTTCCCCATTCCGCTGGGTTTAGAACCTTTTCAAAATCTATATTTGTAATCGCTCCCAACGGATCTGCTAAAAATGCCTCTGTTTGCACTTCTGTTACTGCATCTGCTAATGTAAATGGCATTGCAGAATTTCCTGCATCCCCTGCTCTTTCTGCGAATTCAACAAATGCTGAGGCCAGTGCTGGATTTTCCTTCATCTGCTCTGCAATTTGTGCAACTTCTGATGCTTTAATTCCAAGGTCTCCAGCAATCTCTGCCTTGGCTTCTTGGGTCAAAGACTTTAGGGTTTGGCTAACTGCTGCTACTTGCTCAGGTGAAAGTGTAACTAACTTATTATCCTTACTTGTAAGGTTAGCAATAACTCCAGATAAATCTTCTGATGTTCCTGTGCCCTTTTCAGGAATAAGTTCAGCCAACTCTTCATCCTCTATCTCAGGATTAGTTGTTGGTTCTGGTTCAGGAGTTGTTTCTGGTGTAGGTTCTGGAGTTGGCCCTTCAGTTGGCTCTACCACTGGCTCATCTGTTGGTTTTGGATCTGGAGTAACTTCTGGGGTTGGGTCAGGTGTAGGTTCATCTGTAGGCTCTGGCTTAGGCTCTTCTGTAGGCTCTGGAGAAGGCCCTGGAGAAGGCTCTGGCGTAGGTTCTTCAGTAGGTTCCTCTGTTGGCTCAGTTGATGGTTCTGGAGAAGGCTCTGGGGTAGGCTCAACTGTAACCTCTGGTGTTGGTTCTGGCTGTGGCATATTTGCAAGGGCAGTAGCAATAGCAGCATTAATTCTCTGCCTTTCTTCAAAATCCCATTGAGTCTCGTACTCTTCTTCTGCGGCAGTAATCGCATCATTCATATCTTCAATTGCATTATTGTAGTCTTCAATAGCATTATTTTTTTCATCTAATGCATCTTGAGTATTATCTTGTGCAGTTTCATAGGCAGTTTGTGCATTATTTTTATTAGTATTGGCAGTTGTTAATGCACTGTTATATGTATTTAACTTTTCAAGTTCCGTGTTATAAACAGATAACTTATCATTATAAGTTGCTAATGCAGATGTTCTTGCTGCAAGTGCTTGGTTATAATCATTTATTTGCTCTTGTGTTGCACCAGGACCAGAAGAAAATGTATTAAGATCACAACTAAAATTTTCTCCCCACACTCTTGGATTTCCAGCATAATCACACCCTGCACTAGTCATTCCACCAGGAATTGTCCATCCAAGAAGATAAGAGCCTGGGCCCCCACCGTTGTACCACCAAATTTCTACATCTAATGTTTTGTCTTCACTAACATCATAAACTGGAGTAAATGGACTCCATGTTGTTCCTTGCTCTACCCACTGACTTGTAGCAAGCACTCCATCTACATACATTTTAAACCCATCATCTGTGTATCCCCCAAATGATACTGTTGTAAACCATGACGGAACTGTAATCTGTCCAACAAACTTAACAATAAAGTTTTCATATCTATTACCACAAACTGGAAGGTTCATAGAACTTGAGTTCCAGGTGCCAGAACAAAGCACAGATCCTGGGGTAGCAACATTACCCTGTCTGACAAGATTATAAACAGTATATTCCAAACCTGATCCTCCAGCAGCCTGCATATTAGACTGTGTGGTTTGAAGATTAAGGTTGGCTATTGCCAATGCTTCCTGAGCATTGTTTCTGTTTGTTAATGCAGTTGAAACTATTGGGGTTTGATCATCTACCGCTTTTTGCGCTGCATTTAATAATGATATTTTATTATTCAAATTAGATAGGGATGTTGATTCTGCATCTACTGCATCTACATAGTCTTCTTCTGCTGATATTTTATTATCCCTGGAAATCACGGCAGCGTCATATTTATCTTGTGCTTCTTCTATGAGAGGAACAAACTCAGAAATATCATTAAGGTCTGAAACTTGTTCGTTTAGGGCTTCTATCCTTTGTGCGCCTATTGCTATAGGATCGTCAGAATTTGCCCCTGTTGGTGCTATAAATAGCCATCCAAAAGCAAGAATAAAAACTGTAAATGTACGCAAGAGTTTTTTCAAGTGGGGACTCTCCTCTTGCTTATTATATCAAATTATTCAATTAAACATATGAAGATAACAAAAAAGGGAGCCAAGTTAATGGCTCCCTCAGTTGTTGGATTAATTACTTAACTAAAGTAACCTTTGCCTTTGGATTCTTCTTGTTCCACTGAATAGCCAACTTGTTGAATGCGGCCTTCATAGACTTGATTGCTGCTGCATTATCTGCAGTCAACTTAGCAATAGTTGCATCATATGCAACCTTTACATCAGCAAGTGCCTTATCTGAAGCAGCCTTTGCATCAGCAAGAGCCTTTACAGAAGCGTCCTTCTCTGCTGCAAGAGCAGCATCTGAAGCAGCCTTAGCAGCAACTGCATCTGCAGCAGCCTTTAGAACTGCAGCATCTGCAACAGCCTTAGCAGCAAGTGCTGCATCCTTTGCAGCCTTCTCAGCAGCAAGTTCTGATACTAGATCACGAACTGCAATCTCTGCAAATGGTGCAAGTGTGCGTGGAGTTAGACCAACCACATCTGCAGCAGTTGTAGTAACTGGACTAGCAACTGTTGGAGCAAACATGATTAGTGCACGATTTCCAGTTGTTGGAAGTGTTGCAGTAAACTTTGCAACTCCAAAGTCTGTTAGTGTAGTACCAGTTGTTACTGTTGCTGTATCCATAACCGCTGTGGCAGCAAATACAGTTGCAGTAATTGATGGACCAGAAACCTTGTTTCCGAATACATCTGTTGCTGTAACAAGAATATCTTGCTTTGTGCCAGCAGCGCCTGAAGCAGGAGCAGAAACTGTTAGATTATTGATTAGACCAGCAGTACCCTGAATATAGTATGTCAGTGTAACTGGACCATTTGTAATTACAACTGTTCCAATTGCTGTTGTCTTTGTGTAGACATAAAATGTTGCTGTTTGTCCTGTACCAGTTGCAACTGTCAAAGATGCTGATCCTGAAGATGCTCCTACTGGTGCAGTGTCTTCATGTAGTTTAGATACGATTGTTGCGTTAGTTGCTGTTGCAGTTACGTTTGTTCCAGCAACAACTGTTGCCACCAACTGAACCACGTCAGCCTCGTTAATCTTGTTATCTGCAGGCACTGGACGTGCAATTGCAGTATTTAGTGCTGTTCCAGCAGTTGCTGGTGCAGCGAATGCCGTACCGTTCCATGTTGTTGCTACAACTGACATGGTGTTAGCACTTGCAGGTGTTGCTACCATTGTGCCCAATGTCATGGCTGCAACCACGGCAAGAGCGATCTTCTTAAATGAATTCATTTTTCTCCTTGTTTGATTAAATTAATTTGTATTCATCTAGGAAATCCTTGATATCTTCAGGAATCTCCCTAGTCTCTAATTCTACCATATCCCTTTGCTTTTGTGCAAGTCGGGATGCAGTAGACCAGGTATGGATCTCAATTTCTAGGTTGGAATCCTTACTGGTATGGGATATTGCTCCAAATACCGCCCCACAAACGGCATCTGCCAAGTCCTTAGATTTCTTGCGTGGATGGTCAACTCTATTATTTTTCATAATCTTGAGTTCACTCATTTCTTCAAGCAACAAAGGAATCATTGGCATAGCAACTCTTTCTTCGTATATCATCATTGCTAAATCTTCATAGTGTTTTTTAGCAACAGAAACAGTATCAGTTCTTATTCCAACAGCCTTTAGTTCATTTTGAATATCAAAGGACTGCCAGCGGTCAAACGATACCATTCCAATATTAAAGCCTTCTCTGCGTAGATTTTGAATCCACAGTTTAACCTCAGATAAATTAACAGGGCCTTCTACCTTTGGCTCCCACCAAGCAACGGCATCAACAATAACAACTGGTGCTACCTGCTGGTAATCTTTAATAACCTGAATACTAACCCACTTATCAACATGTGCAATTGCTACTGCACACTTGTCATGTTTTTGTGCAAGGTCAGCATGAACATAATAAGTTTTTTCTGGATCTGGCTTAAAGCCTGGATCAAATCTTCTATGGTTATCCACAGGATTTCTTAAGGTCATACATCTTTCTAGTTTATCTTTTTGCTTAAAGAAAGCATCAGATGAATATGTTGGGGTACAAAGGAAACGCATCATTGCATCTCCCATATCTTTAAAGAAAGACATTTTAAAATCTTCAATACTTCTAGTAGGGTTTACTTCCCATGTAGGTCTCTTTAATGCATATACCTTTGGTATTTTATATGAAACAATATGGTCTTCTTCCCATACAATTTCAAGTTGATTGCTTGAATCATCATGTGGTAAATCAGGATTAATTATATAGGTATGTCTACGTTCTATTACATCTTTATCCATAATTACATCGTCATACCGCTTTGAAATAAAGTCACCCTGATATCTTGGGAAAGAAAGTAAAACAACCTTGCCTAGGTCTGGGAAACGAGAATCTACTGTACCGCTAAAGGCTTTGTAGATATTTTCAGCAGTCTTTCCTTGATCATTTCCAGTACCTACTTCAGATGCAAACCCAGAAATTTCATCAAGGACTGCCATGAGCAAGTTCAAACCTTCATGTGACTCACGCTCTGAGTGTCCAGAATAAACAGTAATTGATTTATCAAACTCAACGCTGTCTGCTTTTGGATTATACTTGCCTGCAAACCATGGAGATCTTTCAATCTTACTTTTAAAACCTTTGAAGAAAACGTTTTTAGCCTGTTGAGCGTTTACTGCAACGTTAATAATATCTATAGCGTCTCCGCTTGGCTTTCCAAAATATCTGGCAGGGTCTTTAAGGCAAAGTAACTTATAAACAACATAAGCACAAGCAACAGTGGAAACAAAATCTTTGCCACTACCTTTACCCAACTGTAAAATGATTTCGTTCTTAGTATATTTTGCATAATATTTGCTACCTTCTACTGATCCCATTAACTCTTCTAAGTCTTCTTTTTTATAAATCTGACTCATAGCCTCAACAATGTCATACTGAATCTCAGATAATGATGGCTGTCCAAGAAAGTCTGGAGACTCAACAAATGTTTTTGCATCTACTGGAATCTCGTCAAAGTTGTTTTCCTTAAGTACTTCTAGGAAATCATTGAACATCGTGGACAACTGTTATTACCTCTCCCTCTTTTGCAATAGAGGAAAGTCTTTGCATAATAATGTCACGTACCTCTGGATGAGATGAAGCAATATCTCTTAGAATTGCAACAAGAACCTCTTGTCTTTTTTCAATCGCAACCATTTCTTCTGCAAGTTCTTTGTTCTCAAGAAGCCCAGCCTTTTGAAGCATATCAATACGCTTGGAT